CTGTTGCTCTACTTCATAGACAGATGGCACGAACTTGTCTTCTGCCAGAAACAACAGGCCACCCTTGACTTTCTTGATTTCTGGGAATAACTTAAATACAGCAAGTGCCATGAGTTCCAACTGGCCTAGGTCAGCGTAGCGGGACTTGCCTAATTTATAGTCAATCACACGGGCTTCACCCTTCTCGCGGTCAATGATGAGCAGGTCAGCCACACCACGGAACCAGCAGTCAGGGTCAAAGAAATCGCATGGCTCCAGCTTCTCAGTCAGTGCCATCTTTAATTCACAGAACTTCTCACCCTGCATCTTGAGCAGGCTATCGAGCGCAGGCTTGATGAAGGCAAACTTCTCAGGTATTTCCTTGCCATCCCGTATGTACAACTCAGCAACCTCATGTACCAACTTGCCATAGAGGGCTTGCTCACCCTCGGGTTCCTTGATGTCCTTGAGTACCTTGGTGTGGTAGAACTTCTTGGGGCAGGTGGTAAACGTCTTCAGGCTACTGAATGACCATGCAGGAATCTTTGCCATCAACAATCTCCGTAACTCAATCCCATACCGCTTTCGCAGTTGACAGGTAAACCTTCAGCCCACGTAGGAACCCAGCGCATACAGGATTCCACATAAGCCCGCGCTTCATCGGCTTCTTCTTGCCTAGCGACAATACCAATAGCATCGTGCACGGTAAGCACGACCTTGTATCGCTTAGCAATTTTTAGCATTTGATCGCCAATGATACACCTTGCAATGGCCTGTGTGAAGTTCTCAACAACTTTTCCACCATAAATTTTAATGCGCCCGTTGCGTGTTTGGTATGTAAACTGCCGCTTGTCATTCTCAATACACTCATCTAACACGCTGTAGTAAATGTGTAGCCCGTTCGGGAGAAGGATGCCTTTATCATTGACGGTTAGCAGGTCATCTTTACCCAGCTTCATGGTCATGCCGCGCATCATGCACTTCAAAGCTTCTTGCGCCTCACGCCACAGAGCAGGGATCATGGGGTATGTGTTGCGATAAGTTTCAATGACCCGTTTTGACGCGTCGTCTTCAATGTCCACTCCAAACGTTTTAAGTTGCGCCTTAAACTTGGGCGCCCCCATGCCATACCCCGCACCAAGGATCGTTGTCTTCCCGACAAACCTTTCGCCGTTTGAAACTTCTTCAACCGCCTTGCCATAGATAGCTGCAGCCATGATCTTGTATACGTCTTTTCCATTTGCAAATGCTCCTACTAAGTCATCCTGACCTGCCTCCCAAGCCAACGTACGGGCTTCGATTGAGGATGAGTCAGCATCAATAAACACATAACCCTCGGGTGCGAGGATCGCCTTCTTCAGCTTGCCTGCGTTCGGCCCACGGCTAGGTAGGTTCTGCAGGTTGACTGAATCTGTACCACCCCACCTTCCGGTGTGGGCAGCGTAGTATCTAAGGGGTACAGGAAACGCCCCTCGCTTGCTGATGTCCATGAACCGTTGCGTACGGGTTTCTTCTAGGGTTGACTTGGTTCCAATGCGTGCCGCACACAGGGCTTGCACCCGTGGGTCTTCGTGCTCAAGCAACTCTTTGAACGCCTCGTCACTCTTGGCCAACGCCAGTGTGGGTTTGCCTGTAGTGGGGCTGATCTTGATGGGGGCTTCCACATCCAAGCCCTTGAGCATGGTGGCAAACTGTACGTTACTCATCAGGGTTTTGCGTACCTCTGCCTGCACTTCCTCGTCACCAAGGATGTGCTTGACCGCAAGGTCTTGCTTGCCCACAGCCTGCAGTGCACTGACCAGATGGGCTTTCTTCTGAGCCACCGTGTCGACAAGGTGCAGTCTCAATGCTTCGGTATCTAGGCGTAGCACAGGGTGAATGAACATACTCAACGTCAGATCAATCAGCTTAAGTTCGCCCTTGGGAAAACCCGAAAGCATCATGTGCTGAAAGATGTTGTACGTTAACTCCACGTCGTTGCGGCAGTACGCGCCATACTTGGCAAGAGCATCGGGGCTAAAGAACTCACGCCCTACACCCACAGCGTTCATAACCTCCGTACCCTTCTGCCCAGCGCCATAACGCACAGCCATTGATGCAAGGGACACACTTTGATCTACGCCATGCAGGGCGCGCCCCATGCTCATGGTATCCAGCCAGCCCTTGGGTTTCACGCCATAACGCCACGATAGGATCGCACCATCGAACATGGTGTTGTGTGCAAGCACAAGCGAGTCATCCCAAGGCAAAGTGTCCAGTACCTTTTGGATGTGCTCATGAGTGCCCGTCACCCAGACACAGCGTTCATCGTTTATCTTGTACGCAAAGCCAATGGTTTCAAACATATTGTGACGCACGTACTCTTCCGTACTGATCTTCGTCAAGCTGTACTTTTGATCGTAGTAAGTTTCAAAGTCGATTGTAATTAGATTCATTTGTTTGGTTCCCGTAGGTGGCGCTGCCCGTATTCGTAGGCGTTGGTATTGTTTGAGTGTCCTAGTGAAGCACCAACGCTAAGGGTTTTAGAACTCATGGTTAGTTGATCTTCTAATATGTTCATTGCATGTTGGGTTATTGCCGAAGCTGTTAGCAATGAGTTGCTTTTCGGGACAACTTGCACCTTCTTGGATTTGTTTTCGTCACCAGTCAATATGTTTTTCAAGAACGCACGCTTCTGGCTCTCAAGGTATATGAGTTTGTACCTAGCGGTCAGGGCTTCTCTCTCGTGGGGTTCCAGTGCCCAGAGTGAACGCGCACCGCTAGTTTCCGTTTCACCCGTAGCCAAATCAATGATGCCGCTTACCAAGGTGCCCCAACGATGCTTGGGATCACCCACAATAAATTCTTCTGGGTTGGTATCCATACGCTCCAGCACCAGCTTCGCAAAGTCACACAGTTCTGTGCTCATTCAGTAACTCCTTCAGTTCTATTAAGTTATCTTCTCTTGCAACATAGGTCAGGCCATCGGCGTTTGCAATCTTATCTAGCTCACGCTTTTGTAACTCGGTCAGTTGACCCTTGCCTGCCTTGCACTCGATGGCTACGAACCTGCCAGCCATACAGCAGATGATGTCGGGGATGCCTTGCCTGCCGTATCCGTTGGCAGGGGGCATGAAGTAGTAGATACCCAGTACATCAAGGATGGCGCGTACGCGGGCTTTGACTTTAACTTCAGGTGTTTGTGCCATTATTTGCCTTTTGTTCTGTTGATGCGCCCACCTCGCGCCGTTGCAAGGGATTTGTGTTTCCACTTATCGCTTGCTTTTTTATCGGGTATGGGTGTGGCATCTGTTGTTGCCTTGGGTAGAGACGCAAGCTTTTGCATCAGCTTATCAACTTCATCTTGGGTGCGTGTGTTACCAACATTCATGTTATTTCTCCTGTGTTTCTATTAACTTTGCTAAGTAATGCTGTGCCTTACGCAAGTCAGCTACCCCGCCCTTATCTTTCCAGCGTGAGATGTACTTGATGATGTTGCCTTCAAGATAGCCAAGGTTGTTGCTGACGATGTAGTCCCAAGGCTGTATGCACTTGTCCATGTAGTGATCGCCTGCCACCTGCATATCATTGGCGGTTGGGAATAGCTCCATTTGCTTCACGGGTTCTATCATTGTTTTGCTCCTGTAATAGTTTGTCGTAGTATTGCTTGGGCATTGGTGCTTTCTTTTCAATAAGCTTGCGTAGCCAATCAGCACCTCCAAGTTCGTTAAACATAATCCACTGTCTGTCTGACATTCGTACCTGTCTACCTAATAGTTTTTCAGGTGGTTTGGGTCTTGGCATTTTTTAATTTCCTGCTTATTATTCCGTTGGCCCAACATCTTGCGCAGTGCCATCTGGTATGGTTCATTTGAATACCACCTTCGGGTGGTTTCATTTCGTTGCACTGTGAACACTCTTTTAATTTGTGTACGGGTTGCGTGCTACCGATAGCCAACTGCCGCCTAACGAAACCGTTCATGCTTCATCTCCCTTATAAATACTACGAAGCTGTCGATCGTATCTTTGCCAAACGCAGTCATCTTTTCAATCTCTTGCGCAACTTCTTCAAGCGTAGCGTTACGTATGTTGGTGGGGTTGTACCCAATCTGACGCTTACGCCAGCCGGATGATTCGTATTCTTGAATGTCATCGTCATCGGTCATGGTGCCTCTTTCATAAGGTGTACATACTCTTTAATGTTGTTAAAACGTTCTTCGCCAATACCGCAGTAAGCGCACACACTTACTTGGTTGGGGTTTGTATAGAACAAATGGTGTACGCCTTCGCACAAAAGCGATTTTGTTTTTTGTTTTTGCTTGGGAGATATTTCGTAGTTAGGCAATAGCTGGCGCAATTCATCAGACCTTGATGGGTGCTTTAAGTGGCGTAAAGCCTTGGACTCGATCTGCCGGATACGTTCTCTCGATAGCTCAAACTTATCTCCAATTTCTTCGTATGTGTGCTCCTTGCAACCTATGCCGTACCGCATCCGCAGTACCTTAGATTCTCGCGGTGAAAGCGAAGCTAGTTGTTCCTCCATAACATTCACCATCTCATGCTTGAGTACGGCTTCGTCAGGGTCTTCAGGCTTCATCAACTCAAGCATCTCCTCGGCGTGCATACCAAGGGCGGCACGCATACCTTCGGCACTGACACTGCGCTGTGCGCTGTTGCGAGCAAGTTTTAACGTCAG